CCACCAGGCGCATCTGCCTGAGCCAAACCGCGGCTGGTGGGCCGTCGGGCCGAGGCAGTACTAGGGCGTGCGCGTGTTCGATCACGAGGTGTCCAGATCAGACCGGCGAGTGTAAGGCTGGACGCGTCAAGCGTTTAAGGAGCACCGACCATGGTTTTTCGCACCACCCGAGACATCGTGATCCCGGCCGGGACCGAAGTCCAGTCTCCGCCTGTCGCCAGCACCCGCTGGGGCAAGGACTTCGAGGCTATCGTCGCTGACGGGAAGGACAATTGCGTCTACCTGTCGTGCGACGTGAAGGAGGCGCTCGCCTCTGGGCTTCTCGAGGAGGTCTAGGTGGCAGACGACGTCGTGGACCTGGTCGCCAGGCGCTGGGAGCGCCGGACCGAGCCGAACGAGCACGAGCCCATCGAGGCGCTGCGCGCAGCTGTCCGCGCCATTGAGGCCGGTGAGATTGACCCTGACCACATCGTGGTCTGCTACCACGTCCCTGAGGACCCACCCCGGACCGGGTGGTTTCAGGCTGGCCTGCAGTCTGAGCTGGGCGCCGAGGGCCTTGTTCACCGGATCGCCCACATGATGGCCCAGACGGAGGTTGGCTGATGGCAGCGCCCAGGAAAGCACCCGCGAAGGACCCGGAGGTGGCCGAGGCGCTGAAGAAGCGCGGCCGCGTCCGGACCCAGGAGGAGAAGGAGGCTAAGGCCTGGGCTGGCAACGAGCACTACGGCCTCAAGAACGGGGCTGTCCAGGCGAAGCTGAAGAAGACAGCCCTCCTGAAGAGTCTCATCGAGCCGAGGACACCGGAGCTCATCGAGGTGATGTTCGACATCGCGAAGGACCAGAAGATCCACGCCAGCGTCAGGCTGGAGGCCGCCAGCCGGTTGCTGGACCGCGCCTACGGGAAGCCGAAGGAGCACCTGGTCATCGACGAGCCGGATCCCACAGCTGACACCGATGAAGTGACGAAGCTGCTCAACAACATCCTCGAGAAGGTCGGGGCACCGCTTCTGGAGGCGCCTGAGGGAACCAGAGACGACTCCAGGGATTAAGGGTTTACGTACCAACCCGCCTAAGGTACGCCCACCGACCATCTGAAGCACTTGATCGTGAGGTGTCCGGTGGGGGCGTTCCTGGAGTTGAGCATGAACGAACTGTCGCTCTACTTTTTTCGGTCGATGCAGCTCGCGAGCTTCCTCAGCGGGTTCTTCATGGTGTTGGTCAGCGTGACTGACCTGATGTCGGCCCGCCGTGGTGAGACGCTGGCCCAGCCCCGGTGGTACTTTGCGCTGATGGGGTTCCTGTTCGGGACTGCGAGCCTCTTTGCCTTTGCCCCGCGCCTTCTGGACCACCTTGTGGTCTGGCTTCACCCGCCTCTTGGCCTGGCTGGTCCGGCCGCCGTGACAGCTCTGGTGCTGCTTTACGGTGTGTCCGGAAGCCTGTTTGCGCTTCTCTCAGGGAAGCCTAAGCGTACACTGACCGTCTATCTGCTTTTGCTGAGCGGGAGCTTGTTTGCCACGTATCTTGAAGCGGCCACGCCGTGAGCTTGGGGGCAGAGACCAAGGCAACGATCGCTGCCGTGGGCTCGGGCTTTACGCTCAACCAGCTCCTGCCGTCAGACTGGCCGCTTTTGATCGCCGTCTTTCTCGGTCTGATCGTGGGCACGATTGCGAGCTGGGTCTGGCAGGACCAGACCGGCCAGGGGTTTCCGAAGCGATGGTTGCTGTGGCAGGTGGGAAGCTGGGGGTTGATCTTTGTTCTCGTGCTTGAGGCGCATGAGATCCTAGGTCTATCCACCCGAGCATCAATGGCGATGGCTGCCACGTTCGCGTGGCTCGGGCGCGATGGGCTTCAGCGCTATCGGCAGAAGGCGCTAGACCGCCTGGAGGTCGAGAAGCGCTAAGGACTGTGTACGCATGCCCGAACTTGGGGTAAGGACCCGATCCGAAGACCACCGTCCAGCCGGAGGGATGTATGACGATCAAGTTCAAGGGGCCGGGGCTGACGCACCACGAGCAGCACCGCTTCCCGCCGAAGGTCCCGTTCAGGTTCGAAGATCCTGACGCGGAACCCTATTTCCTCGCCGCTGGCTGGGCGGAGGAGACCGACGAGGAGCCGATCCACACCTACACCCAGGGTGAGGTCGACGTCGATCCCATGACGACCCTGCCGACCGGCGGTTATGTGCTGCCGGACCTGGCCCAGGCCCGCCTCGACGCTCATGACGGTTCACCGCCGCCTCCGAAGCACGAGCTCGCATTCAAGGCTAGCCTCATTCAGCCCGAAGCAGAGGGAGCAGCCTGATGGCCAAGTCCTGCAACTCCCTCGTGATCGACGCCCTGTTCAACTACATCAAGGGCAGCGCAGACACGATCACCTATACGCTGTGTTCGACGCAGCCGACCACCCGCACCGAAGCGGTCACGACCAACATGCTGGCGTCGACCACGCTCAACAAGGCGACCGAGCTGACGCTGGCCAACGGTGACACCAGCGGCCGGAAGATGACCGTCTCGGCGAAGACCGGTGTTCCCGTCACCAACTCGGGCACCGGCCAGCACGTGGCCATCTGCGACGCGACCAACCTCCTGTTCGTCACCACCTGCACCAGCCAGGCTGTCTCGGCCGGCGGCACGTGTGACATCGGCAGCTGGAAGGACGAGGTCGGGGCGCCGACTTAACCGCCATGGCGATCACCAACCGGGACCAGCTTGTCAATGCGCTGCTGAACAGCAGTAACAACTCGCGCGTCATCATCGACAAGGCGAGCATAGCTAACACTGTCGCGGGTCAGTTCCACTCGCTGTTTCGGGCGACTGGTCAGCCAGGTCAGGGTGCTATCCCGACAGCAGCAGCTGTCTGCAATAACAATCTGCTCGGGGCGATGAACTTCACGCAGCAGGTCGACCCGGCCACCAGCTATTTCGTGGATCTCGAGGGGTCAAATGGGAGCAACAACAGCACGACGATGGAGATCCACGATCGTCTGATGCACATGGGTGGCCTTGTTGCCAATATCGCAACCTCTCAGGTGGTTAACCTCGATCTTAACGCAAACCTTGCCACGGACAATCTTGACGCCAGAAAGGGTGACTCCAATTTCAGTGACGTGCAATGGTGGCTCGAATGGTACGGAGATACGGGTGCTACGGCGGCCAACCTGACAATCAACGTCACGTATCATGATGGAACCAGCGGAGATCTGACACTTGTTGCTGTTGGCGGTACGGTCCGAGCGTCTCGCATGATCCCACTAAACAGTCTGATCCCGGCAGCAGCCTCAAGCAAGTTTATCCGTGACGTCAATTCAGCTACTCTGTCGGTGTCGACAGGTACGGCTGGCAACTTCGGGTTCACCGCAACGCGCCTGCGAGCCTCACTCTACAAGCCAATCGCGTTTGGTAAGTTCGAGAAGGGCCTGAACGAACTCAATAATGAGATCAAGAACGGCGCCTGCCTGTTTCCCCTCCAGATAGCGGGGTCTACGACGACCGGGGCCGTACGCGCCTCGGGCAAGATCATACATGGCTAAGCTCCCGTTCTGGCTGAGCTTACTGCTGGACGACGACGGAACGCCGTTGTGGGCGCCAGGCGAGAACCTGATCCTTGATGAGGACTTCTTCGCCGCGTCTCCAACAGCGGTTATTGTACCAGCTAACGCGTCTCAGACCCACGGCTCAACTAGCCCTTCTCTGGCGGCCAAGTCAGTCGTCACACCAAACGACGCGCAACAGGCTCACGCGGCGACGCAGCCATCTGTTTCAGTTCCGTCTGTTGCGGTGTCCCCGGGAAATGCTTCGCAGCCTCACGCGTCGACAAGCCCCACCCTGTCATCCAATAACAGTGTGATAGTCAACGGAGCTGCTCAGTCTCACGGTTCGACTAACCCGACCGTCACAGCTCGATCAACGATCACGCCGAACAGCGCGTCTCAGGCTCAGACAGCCACCGCCCCGACGATAGCGACGTCGAACAGCGTCACGGCTCAAAGCGCCTCGCAGGCTCATGTGTCCACAAGCCCGTCCCTGGCTGCTAAGAGCGTGTTGATCCCGGCGAATGCGAGCCAGACCCATGCCTCAACCAGCCCGTCGCTGGCGGCAAAGAGCGTGGTTAGCCCGTCAGACGCCATTCAGGGCCAGGCGAGCTCGAGTCCCTCGCTCGCGGCCAAGAGCTCCGTGGCACCGGCTGACGCAGCACAGGCTCAGACCTCGTCCTCGCCGACTCTCGGTTCCAAGAGCGTTGTGGTGCCTTCCGACTGTGCCCAGGCTCAGGCTGCTTCGTCACCGTCTCTCGGCGCGAAGAGCTCAGTCTCCCCGTCTAATGCCCTTCATGGCCAAGTTGCCACGAGTCCGACTGTTGAGTCCGGGAGCCTGATCGCACCGGCCGACTCGGCGCAGGCGCAGGGAGCGACCAGCCCATCACTCTCGGCCAGGAGCACGGTCACGCCACTCGACGCCTTCCAGGGCAGCGGCGCGACCTCCCCTACGCTTTCAGCGAAGAGTACCCTAGCTCCTGCAAGTGCGACGCATGCTCACAACGCGTCGGCGCCGTCTGTTCAGGCACACAGCTCGGTGGCTGTGGTTAGCTCGTCCCAGGCTCATACTGCCGCCAGCCCGGCCGTGACGACGAACAACATCGTTTATCCGGTCGATGCCGTCCAGACGCACGCCGGGACAGCCCCGACGATCGGAGCGAACAGCCAGATCTGGCCCGATGTCATGTCCCAGACTCATGAGGCGACCGCGCCGAGTCTGACCATGTCGTCCGTCTCCATCTGGCCGGACAACGCGTGGCACGATCACCACGCCCGCTCTCCCTCGTCAGGCAGCAGCCGGCCATCAGGGAATGTCACCCGCCAAAAAATCGTGCTACACGCTCGACGGAGTGCTCCGTTTGAGGACGTGTTCCGGCCGGCTATACGCGTGCCGGCCAGATCGGTTATGAGGCGAGCTTAGCTATGAGGACGATGACCGAGATCCTGGAAGCCGTGCCACCGGAGAAGGCTGCCCTCCTGGCTCAGGCGTTCTCGCAGCTGCCGGCCCGGGTCCAGCGTCGCCTCCGCTACGACTGGCGTCTCCACGCTCGCCCCGCTCAGATGCCGCCGTCGGGCGAGGACTGGTATGTCTGGCTTATCCTCGCCGGGCGAGGCTTCGGCAAGACTCGAGCCGGCGCTGAGTTCATTCGCGGCGAGGTTGAGGCAGCACAACGTCGTGGACGCCCGATCAGAGCGGCCTTGGTTGCACCGACCGCTGCCGACGCCCGGGACATCATGGTCGAGGGTGACTCAGGCATGCTAGGCGTTTGCCCACCTGACAACATGCCGAAGTACGAGAGCTCCAAGCGACGCCTGACCTGGAAGGACGGGTCAATTGCGACGCTCTTCTCGGCTGAAGAAGCGGAGCGGCTACGTGGCCCGCAGCACCATGTCGGCTGGGCCGACGAGCTGGCGGCGTGGTCGGATCTGGACGGGACGTGGGACATGCTCGGCTTCGGGATGCGGCTCATCCGTGGCCCAGGCCTCGGGCCGAGGCTCTGTGTCACCACGACCCCCAAGCCCAGGCCGTATCTCGTCAAGATCATGCGAGACTTGAAGACCCGGATCACGACCGGTTCGACCTACGACAACAAGGCGAACCTGGCTCCGGCGTTCTTCGAGAACGTCATCTCGAACTACGAGGGCACCCGCCTCGGACGCCAGGAGATCGCCGGTGAGGTCCTGCTTGACAACCTCGGCGCCTTGTGGACAAACGGCCTGATTGACCAGCACCGCGTGCGGCCCGAAGACGTGCCTCCGCTTGTCCGGGTGGTCGTGGCCGTTGACCCGTCGGTGTCGGAGGCAGAGGGCGCCGACTCAGGCGTCATCGTTGCCGGGGCTGACGAGAGAGGCGAGGTGTATGTGCTTGAGGACTGCTCGGTCCAGGGCACCCCGACCGAGTGGGCCCGCACAGCCATCGCTGCCGCCATCCGGCACCAGGCCGACAAGATCGTGGCCGAGGCCAACAACGGCGGCGCCATGGTTGAGAACGTCTTGCGGAGCGCGGTGCCGCCTGGCTCAGCGCTTTTCAAGTTCAAGCTCGTCTACGCGAGTCGCGGGAAGATCACCAGGGCTGAACCGGTCAGCGCTCTCTACGAGCGAGGCAAGGTCCACCACGTCGGGATGCACGGCAAGCTCGAAGACCAGATGGTGAGCTACTCGCCTGAGATGGCCGGCAAGATGCTGGTCGACCGGATGGATGCCCTGGTCTGGGCGGTCACCGAGCTGGCGGTGCGCCACGTCGGCACCGTCACCAAGCGCAACATGTTCAGCTAGGAGTGCCAGATGGCTACGACCAAGGTTCCTGACCCGTCAGTTCGCGACCAGTGGATCCAGGAGATGATCGACGGTGCTCGCCTGCCCATCGCCCTGATGGGCGGGACCGAGGCCATGCAGATCGAGAAGTGGCTGCCCAGGCACCCGAACGAGACGCCTGACGACTGGGACTACCGTCGGAAGACCACCAGGCTCCGGAACTACTTCCGCCGCTCGGTTGCCGTGATGACGGGCAAGCTCTTTGCTAAGCCCTTTCAGGTGACGGAGCCGTCGCGCATCATCCAGGAGGTGGCATGGGACGTTGACCGCGAAGGCACGGACGTTCAGGCCTTCGCCAAGGACATGATGATTGCCGCTCTCGGGACGGCGGGCATCTCGTTCTTTCTGGTCGACCGCGACGCCACCCCGGCGGCCACGGCTGCAGACGACCAGGTCAGGGCCAAGGCCCCGTTCTGGGTCAAGATCCCCCTTCTCGACCTCATCAGCGTGCGCAGCGAGATGGTCAATGGCGAGCGCCGTGTGACGCACCTTCGCTACTTCCGCTACACCGAGAAGGTCGTCAACGAGTTCGAGAGCGCCTTTGTTCTCCAGATCCGGGTGGTTGAGCCGTCTGGATGGCGCGTGTACGAGAGCATCAAGGTCCCCAGGAGCAGTCGCCAGGTCTGGACCCAGGTGGCTGAAGGCACAAACACGCTTGGTCGGGTGACCCTGGTGCCTGTCTACCTCAACCGGACAGGGTACATGCAGGCCGAGAACCCGCTTGAGGACCTGGCTGACATGAACCTCGAGCACTTCCAGCTGAGGAGCGAGCAGCGGCGTGCGCTCCAGGTCAACAGCTTCCCGATGCTGGCGGTCACGAACTTCGAGGGAACCCTCGAGAACCTCGTGGTCGGACCGAACAGCATTCTCGGGGTGAACGGCGGGGACAAGAAGAACGCCGACATCAAATACATCGAGTCAAACGGCCGCCACCTGGAGGCAGGAAGGAACGAGCTCAACGACCTGGTTGACCAGATGCGCGCCTTCGGCGCTCAGTTCGACAAGCCTGGTGAGATGGGCACCGTTGAGTCGGCCTCGGGTCGCGTGATCGACGCCAAGGAAGCCTCGAGCCAGCTGCAGCTCTGGGCGCTCCTGCTCAAGGACAGCGTTGAGCTCGGGCTCTACTACACGGACCTGTGGCTCGGCGGCGACGGCAGCATGGCGCGAGTGGGCAAGGTCGACATGAACCTTGACTTCAGCCACATGCTCTCCGAGAAGGACATGGATCTCATTTTCAAGGCAAGGCAGCTGGGCGACCTCAGCCGACCGAGCTTCCTGAATGTCCTCAAGATGAACTCGAAGTTGCCCGAGGACTTTGACGTTCAGCAGAATGACGACGAGCTCGAGGATGAGACGCCGGCTGACATCATCCCGCCGACGTCGCCGGTTCCCAATGCCTGAGACCGTCAACGAGAGGCTGGTGGACGAGTTCCTCCGGCATCAGATCTATCTTGAGCGGTACAAGCAAGGCCAGCTCAAAGATCTGGGCGTTCTGCTTGCCGGGCTGATGGACGACGTCTCAGGCAAGCTCGGTCAGCGACTCGGTGACCTTCAGGCCGGGGCTACAGCGAACACCTACCGGCTTCAGG